GTTGAAAGAATGTTCGGTTCTGACGATGAAGAATTAGAAGAAGAAGATGATTTATATGGAATGGACGAAGAAATCGTTTATGAAATACAAATGGATGACGAAGAATTAGAAGAAGATATGGACGAACAAGTTGAAGACGCTATTTCTGAATCTAAAAAAATGTCTATCAAACCTAAAGGAGTTGGAATGGGAAGTCCTAAATTCAAATACGACGCAAAACCTAACCAAGGTACAGGATTCAAAACAAAAATGAAACAAGGTCCTAAAACTATGGGTACAGGTAAAGCAAAATTTGAATACAAAGAGGGTGAAAACTTAGATGGTAAAGCCAAAGAAGTTAAAAAAACACCGGTAGTTAAAAAAGTGGAAACAAAAGAGGCTTCTCGTACTTTAGGTGCAGGGTCTAATTTTAGAAAAGGTGGTTTACCAAAACCAAAAGCTCATTCATCATTTAATACTGCAATCAAAGAAAGTGCTACTAATAAAGAAGTACAAATTCTTAGAGAGAAAAATGAAGAGTACAGAAAAGCACTTAATATTTTCCGTAATAAATTAAATGAAGTTGCAGTATTCAATTCAAACTTGGCTTACGCTACACGTTTGTTCACTGAACACTCAACATCAAAACAAGAAAAAATTAACATTTTAAGAAGATTTGATAGTGTTGAAACTATTAAAGAATCTAAAAATTTATATCAGTCCCTTAAAAATGAATTATCTGCGGGAACTAAATCTCAACCTATGAATGAATCACTTGAGAACAAAATTGCAAAAGCACCTTCAACAGGTTCAGCAGTTAACTTAATTGAGTCTAAAACATATGAGAATCCACAGTTCTTGAGAATGAAAGATTTAATGGCAAAATTAAAATAAAAATAAACTAAAAATAAATAAAAACCAAAAAAAATGGGAGCATTATTAGAATCAGGTCTTGTTGGTAACATCGGGTTAAAACACTTGAAAGTTATTAAAGAAGATACTATTAACAAATGGGATAAATTAGGATTCCTAGAAGGTCTTAAAGGACACTTAAAAGAAAACGTAGCTCAATTATATGAGAACCAAGCGTCTTTCTTAATTAACGAGGCAACTTCAGATGGTTCATCAGGTTCATTCGAAACTGTTGTATTTCCAATCGTAAGAAGAGTTTTCTCAAAATTATTAGCTAACGATATCGTATCTGTACAAGCTATGAACTTACCAATCGGTAAATTATTTTACTTCATCCCAAAAATCCAAGGATATCAAGATGGAGCGTCTCAAAATATGATTGCAAACCAAGGTGGTGGTACTCACTACGCACCGGTTGGAGCACCAGGAGGACCAACATCTGATGAAGTAGGTGCAGGTTATACAGGAGCACAAGCTTACAAGAAAAATCTTTATGATTTATTCTACGAAGGAAATGAGGCGGCTTTAGACCCAGCAGGTTTATTTGATTACTCAAAAGGAGCTTTCTCTTCAGTAACTGCAACAACAGCGGTTGTAATTTGGAGTAATGGTGAATTAACTACTACAGGTGCTGCTGCAGCTTACAGTAATACTAACGTAAGAAAAGTACTTATTGAAATGTCAGGTTTCGCTAACACAGGTGCCGGTAAATTAATTGGTCCTGATGGAAACGAAATGGATTCTGAGGCTTTCTTATCTGACTTAAGAATTTACGCAAACACTACAACTCCATTTACAGGAAATACTTCTTGTTCAGGTGTTACTCACAATGGTTCAACTCCAAACTCATTATTGTTCAGAGTTGTAACTCAACAATATGGTAAAGGTATCGTTCAGTATGGTGGTACTCAAGGTACAAACTTCCCTTACGCTAACGGTAATCCTGCAGGTAACGGTGGTTCTTTCAACGACATCTGTGATGCTGATGGAAAAATCTACTTAGAAGTTGATTTATCTTGTCCGGTATGTGCTACTTGTGGTGGTGATACTTTAGATGGATACACAGGTTCTACAATTGGTACTTTAGGTGCTGATGACTTTACTGCAGTATTCAGAAGATATAAAGAAATGGAATTTGAAGATAAAATCGGTGAGGTTTCTTTCGACTTACAATCTGTAACAGTTTCTGTAACTGAAAGAAAATTAAGAGCACAATGGTCTCCTGAGTTAGCTCAAGACGTTGCAGCTTTCCACAACATCGATGCTGAAGCTGAATTAACAGCTTTATTATCTGAACAAG